AATATCAAGTGGATTAATATCAAGCTCGTTAAACAGCAATTTAGCAAGTGTAGTTTTACCAATACCTGCACTGCCGCTAAACAGCAAATGCGGAATGCTTTGCTCTTTAATCCAAGTGTTTACTTGATTGCGTTGTGCTTCGTCACGAAACACATAACCGTCTACAGTTTTCGGCCTGTACTTCTCTACCCAAAGTTCTTTCATTATTCACACCTTTTTGATATCAACTTTATAAGTGTCGTAGTTGTTTGAGCTTCCTGTATAATCATCAATAAACGATTCAGGAATGTTTGGATTATAGTGCTTGAGTTCATCAGCAGTATAAGTGTTGGGATCTTTTACACCATACTTGTCAAGCAGGTCAAGAGCCCATTCAGTGTATTCTTTTCTGTTTTTGAACATATGATTCTTTATATTTTCCATCGAGTGTGTAATACGCAGAGTTATACCACGCATCTTGTATACTAGTTATAGCATGATATTTCTTAGAAAGCAAGAGTTTATACCAAGCAAAAAAAAGTTTAATTCGTTCCATTTATGAAATATCAAATCTCTTTAAAAGAATCGGTTCTATAATGTCGTGTATAGCTTTTGCTTTATAATTACCTCTACGAGGTAATGTATCAATTTCTGCAATGTAAAATTCTTCGCTTTTTTCATTTGACAAAACATCAATCCTTATGAAATCAAAGTGTTTAGCAATTTTACTTGCAACACCTATTTGTTCTTTCCAGTTTTTAGGAACAACAAAATTCCGTGTAGCTGAATTTACTAATTGTGCACCAACGAGAGACCCATCAGTCCATACCATGCATTCTTCTATATGCTCTGTACCTTTTTCGATATTGTAAACTGTTTGTGTAAAAAAATGTTCACCGTACACAAAAAAGTGCTTATAGTCTACAATATCTATCAATTCTTTCTCTGAAAAAAACAAAGGAATGCCGCCTTTGTCATAGTGATACATACTAAAGCTATCTCGCTTACACATATTGATAATACTAGTTTTTAGATTTTCAAAACCTGTTTTATCTGTAGTTTCTGTACTGCGACCTATAATATAATTACCATCAATAACTTTAGCATTAAGTCCTGAAAATAGATTACACTTCAGCCAATAACGAGAATGTGCTGTGTGTTCTACTACCTCTTCAAAATTCTCATGTACATACATCGGGGGCAATATATAATCACCCCCAATATTGAGATCTTCTACAATCCATTCTTTTACAGCTAGTTTATCATTTGCTTTTAAAAAAAGTTTATAGTTGTTTTTTTTTAATTTGTTAGCACTATTATGTATGAATTTGTTCCAAACCGCAGACGACTTATCAAATTTATCTTTGATTTTGTAGTTGGTCATTTATTCTACAAGTCGCCCTCTTTTCGATTTTCGCTGTAAAAAGCATCAAATTTTCCGCCTGGATATCGTGCTTCTAACTTGCGAACGTTTTCGGCAATAACTTCGTTTGGATCTTCGCCGATTGCGTTTACAGCATTTATCCAGTACCACATAATGTCACCAAGCTCACGCTTCATATGAAAAATTGTATCCTCGTCGCAAGACTTTCCTTGAAAAATCATTTTCTTTACAATCTCAGCAAACTCGCCGCCTTCACTAGCAAGACCAATTGCTCCGGTTAAGAGCCGTGCGCTATTAACAACAGTTTTGCTTTCGGTTGTTTCCATTTCAACCATACGATTATACATTTGTAGAATAGACTTTGATTCATCGCTTGTAACAGCATTTACAAAATCTTTGTATTTGTTAAGATCAACAATATTAGACATTTTATACCTCTGTGTTTAGATTGTTTATTATATTATAATAAAAGTTAAAAGTCAATGTCTAAACCATTTATAGAATAAGTCGAGCCGTTAAAACCTTTATCCATTTTTTCTACTTCAGTCATTTTATCGCCGTTTTTACGCTCATAAGGATCAAAGTCTTTTTCTTCTCTTACTCTTTTATTTTTTAATTTAGGTTTTTTATTATTAAAAATACGCATTACCAAAATCCCAAAGTTCTTCCATTGCCTGCAATTATAGCAAAACAAGTTAAAATATGTAAAACTATCCAAAATGTCCTAAAGGCTAAAGCACGTTTTACGTCTTTTTGTGATATGGGCAAGAATTCTGGTTTGTCATCGTCATTAATGCCTATTGGCATTCCTACAGTTCGTGCCCATACTTTAAGCCAGCGACGTTGTCCGGTCATGTTTTTATAAAGCTAGAAGGATCAACGGTCATATGGTCTCCGTCGTTATACTCATTACCGAACATTACATCGTCTGGTTTTGTATCGCTATAACCAAGTATAGCAGAGTTTTCAACCATGCGAATGGTGCCTGTAAATTCGTTAGTTTCAAAATCCACGCCTCTTGTCCAACGGCCGTGCTCTATCAATACCCAATGGCCAATTTCATAATCATCTTTATTGCGTGGGCCTTTGTCAAACACTTTACCCCACCGTGCATGGACGCCGCGTGTTTGGCCGTCATCACTTGAAATAATTAATCCACCTTTAGTCTTTTGTTCACCAAAGTCCATATCTGAAACAAGAACTTTGTCACCAATGGCTTTTACTTTTGATTTAAATTTTTTCATTATTATTATCCTTACTTTCGTAAAGTTTCAATCCAGCTAGTTTCGAAGTGCCAGCGTTTTGTTATCCGGCTCCAGCGAACCATTGCTAAGAATCTACCAAGTCGAAACTTGAAGCCTTTGCTGCTAGGGTCGTTCTTGTAAATGTTGAAGCCGTTATTTACATATCCGCCTTCTAAGTTTTCTCTAAAATAAATCATTGTTATTCTTCTCTTCGGCCTGGATCAGAAATTACTGCATCGTTATTTTTATAATATTCAGCAAGAACTTGCTCGCGAGTGCGAATAATTTTTCCACCGGGGCCGATTTCGTCACCCCGTGCATTCACCTTCATATTGCCTACAGCAGGTGTAAGTTCATTTTTTGCTCGTAATTGATCCATGTCAATCAACTTACCACGCATAGTGCGATGCTGTTTTCTACCTACATCTTTTTTAACCATTTAATTCTCCTAGTCAAACTCGTTGTCTTCTCTATGACCAACACGCATACTCATGTTAGCATCAGTTTCACGTACTTCTACTTTTGAGCACCAAACACGCTCGCCTGGTTCCCAACTTGGCAGGAAAATAGTATTAATGTATTCGTATAAGAATTCTGCAATACCTTCACAACCAGTTTTCTCTACTTCTGTAATTTTAGCAAGACCTAGCTCGCCTAGTTTTAGCAACTGTTCACGCTGCGGATCATCTTGTGCAACTAGCAGTGTATGATCAAACCATTCTTCAAGTTTGTCTTTTAACGGACGTAACCCGCCGAAATCAACAACCCAGTTGCGAGCATCTAAATCATCAGTTTCAAATTCAAAATGAAATGAAAATGCATAACCGTGCACTTGATTGCAATGACTGTCTGCACGCCATTGACGATACGCACAAGGTGCAATCTGTCTGTAAGTTTTTGTACTAATATATTTCTTACCCATTTTATACTCCGTATATATTTTACTTATCTTAGAAATTCTTTGTAGTCTAAATTATATTTAAAACTGTCTACTTTGTGTATACCTATTAAATATAGCACATAACTAGCTACGGAGCTACCTCTTCCTACGCCCCATACAATGTTATTTTCTCGCATAAAGTCTACAAGATAAATTAGATACCTTAATAGATCAATCATACCATATTTTTCATATTCGTACAATTCGTCATCTATTCTATCTATTCTTTTTTCATCATAATGCCTAAGATACTGTGCATCGTAAAGCCACCGAGCTACGTCTAGTTGTTTATATGTATCAGGCATCAACCATTCTGATTGACACACTGCATCAAACTGTGTTTTATCTACATCTAAAGGAATATACTTTTGTAGCTTATCGAAACCTTGAGCTTCCATAGCACTGTTAAATTTGTCTATGTCGTTACTTGGTTCGCATAATACAATATGGCATTTGTCAGCATTGCCACTATAAATCATATCGATAAGATTTTGATTGGTGAAACGAGGTACACCGAGGTTGTCAGTTTTCATAAGCATATTTTATTTTAATCTACATTGATTAGATTGTCAAGTGAAGAATCGCCAGAGTTTTTTCGTTTATTAATCTGGCGATCTTCTAAAGTCATTTTAAAAAAATCTATTTGTGATGTAATTAAATTTTTAACATCATTATTATTAGTCATAAAATATTTTTTTGTAAGATCGTCTATTTTATATAAAATATCTTGATCTGAAAGTTGCTCTAAGCCATCTACAAATGGATTGGTCATGCAGTATATTGTCCTAAGTAACGACCAAAAACAGTTACTCCGCCTTGTATTGTCCAAAATTCTACAAAAACTGGATCAGTAGCTGATGTTACGGTAAAGTTACTTGGCCAGTTTGCATCAGTTTTCAGTGTTCCGCCAGCTTCAATTGCCCACGTAATAACACGCTCAGTTCCGTCACCTACTAACTGTAATTTTAACGAAGCTAGTTGGGATGTTGCAGGCCAATCCGCAAGTGTTAATTGGATGTCAGCAGCTACTTGCAATTGTTGGTATGAGCCTGCTTCCCAACTTATATCTGTGTTTGCAGTCAATTCTCCTAAAGAATCAATGACTTCGGTTACTTTTGTTTGTTTATAATTTTCTAGTTTTACACCATTAAAATTGTTGTCTACATTCAGTTTAGAAGTATCATCTTGCAAAGTTTCGATTTCGCTCTTAGCAGCAACAAGACTATTTTTTATTAGAGTAAAATTATCTCTAAATCCTTGACTGTTATTATCTTGACCTGCGACCGGAAAAGCCGAGTCGATTGTATCAGCTGTTATATTACTTGCCATCATTGTTTCCTTTTATAATGTATTTATTTTATCTAAATAGGAATTGCATATTTATACAACATATTCTTTGTTTTGTAAAACAATATATTGTTCATCCGATCTAGATTCGCTATTATCAATAATTAATCTATCTACATCTAATTCAAATTGTTTAAAATTAATATTATTATTTTCTATCAGTTCTTTTATTTTTTCACTAGTGCCCGGCTTACAATAACATAAAACTAGTGATGGCACATATCCAATTTCTGCAATTGAACTTTGAGGTGTTTGCATCCACAAAGGTAAGAAATCTTTTTCAGTTTCGCCTATTTTGAAAATTTCTTCCCGTAAATTTTTTATACTTGATACAGATCTTTTATTTTTGTATACACTATCTATAGTGTACAGATCTAAGTCAACCGTGACAACATTTGGAGTGTTAGGTCTAATTTTATATGCAGTATTTGCACCTGCATCTATTAAATCTACATCTAAAATATTTCCTAATTGACTTTCAATAAACAAATTGTTATTATCTAATGACCAAATTAATGAGCCGTTGTCTCTAGTTTCTATAGGCAAATACACATAATATTCTATTATTTCAGTACCGGTTTCTCTTGTTACAACAGATATAGTATACGGTTTACTATCATAATATTCTACCTCTTCGCTAAAATGACTGCTGTTTATTAATAAAGGTACTGTACTGTTATCTGTATATATTTTACGTGCCCTGCCTTTTTTAGGTATATTATCGTCTATAAGGTCAAGATAGACTACTTCGTATACAGGATTTTGTGTACCTAACTCCATAGCAATTGCAGTTTTCAAATTTCCGATTTTATAAGTTTTTCTCTTTGCATATAGATTTGATGCTGCTACATAATGGTTAATATCTTTAGTTTCTATACCACTATATACTAGGATTTTAGGGTCGTCTTGAATACCAAAGTTTTTATCGTCTGGCCTATACAGCCATTCTGGTTTAAAAATACTAGGATCATTTATAATATTTCTATATTCTTGTCTTAATGTTTTTTGCAATAGTGGTTTCATAAAAATATTACTGTATTGCTTATTATTAGGATCGTCTACAACAATAGAAAATGTTCTAGTATTCAAGCTTAATCCATAATAATCTTTAGCTGCTACAGTAAATTCAAACTTTCTATCTAAGCGTGTTGTATTGCCGTCGAATTGAGTGTCCCCGCTATCAAAAACAGTCAAGCCTTGGGCATCAATAGAACCATAGCTTTTTACTGTGCCAATTAATTCTCCTTCTAAGTTTAGTTGTAAGCCCGGAGGCAAACTACCAGACTGTACTGTGTAGAAAACATTACTTCCTGTTGTTGATATTGCTTTTATATTTTTTGTACTTACGTAATTTGCGCTAACTGATCCTAAGTTAGAATCAGTCTGCCAAGTAATACTACTATTTGTCTCACCTAACAAGTTTACTTTAAAAGTTTTAGTAGCTTTAGCTTCTTCTACTTCGGATAAAACAAAAAATCCTAAATTAATTTCAGTGCCTTTAGGAATAAAAGATCGTGTACCGTATGTTAAAGTGAGTTTATCATATTCACTATTTGATAAATCTGCTGATAAAATTTTGTAAGTATGGCCTAATACAGTAAATGATTTATTAATAATATCTAAAGCTGTTACTTTTTCAAGTTTACTAATTTTAATAGTTGCAGAATTAAATGGTGTATCTTCAGTTGTTGTTTGTTGAAGTTCTACACTTTCGTCGTCGTAATTTACTCTTATTGCAGAAATAGTAAATTTGTATTCTTTTGTTAAATATGGCTGATAAGGACTGCGTCCTACTATATAACCATTTCTAAAATCTAATCCTAGCCCAGGCGGAAGTATGCTATCACTGCCGTCGTTATTAACATCTTCTAGTCTATACCATACAAATCCGCCTAAGGTATCATTGTTTATTACTTGCAACGGTAAAGATATATAATTGTTTGCTCTTCTGTATCCAAAATTTTCAGGAGTAAGCCAAATGGGATTTCTTAATTTAGAAACATCTGCTGTAAATGTGCCAGTGCCTGCCTGCATTGCTGTCACGTCGGCGGTAAAAAAATCATCGCCTATAACATAAATTCTAAATGTTCTATCTATAACATATTGTCCATCTGTAACACTAACTGTAAATTGAAAATATCTGTTTAGTTTCCTTGGTGCTTTAGCAGGGCCGTCTATATCATATTGTACTAGGTCATAAAAATAGCTATCAAACCCTGCAGAAGTTTTTTGCAAAGCGCCAAACCAATCATAACCTGCATTTGTTTCAAAATCGTATGCACCTATATCATACCCGCCTGTTATAGATTTTTCAATAGCTAAAATCGGATCAACAATGCCTTGTATTTTACCATCTTTAGTCAAAGATAATCCCGGAGGCAATATACCACTACTAGGCTTAATATAAAATTCTAAAATTTGACCTGCGTTAATATCAGGATCTTCAACTACTAATTGAAAGTCTACAACAGAATTATCTAAAACATAATAGGTATTATTGTTGCCTGCAGGTAAAAGATCTTCGGGAGTTTTCCAAACAGGTATGTCAGATCCATCTACAACAATGTTAAATGTACGATCATATATATTGTTATTAAAACTAGCACGTAAAACAAATCTGTATTTGGTCTCATAAGCAACCTCGGTCGGAGTGCCAACTATTTGTTGGCCCACTAGACGTGTGCCTTTTGGCAATTTTCCACTAATAACTTTTATTTCAGCAGTAGGCTCTGATATAGGTAATTGCAAAGATACAATCGTGTTTTCTACAACATTTCCTATTGTAGTGCCTGAAGGCTCATTCCATATTTGATCAATGTGCATTATCTTCTCCTATAGTATTTATTAGGATCAGATACTACCAAAGTTACTAGATATCGAAGCAGGAGTTATAAAAGAACCATAATCTATAGACGTAGTAGCAATAATATAATCACCTATTGAAGTAATGTTTGATACCATAGCACCTAAATCTAAGTTTGAACTATAGTCTGTAACAGGTAACCCGTTTACTGTGCCAACAAGGTTACCTATAAAAGTTGTTGCTGTCACAGTATTAGCACTTGTTATGTTATGGTTATTAATATTTAAATCAGCACTCAAAGTTGGAGCTGGATCTAAAGCCAATAAACCATTAGGATCAATTGATATATTCACATCATTATTAGTTATGTTTGTATCAATGTTCGATGATCCTTTTATACCGAAAAACTTGCTTACACCGCTAATATTGGTACTATCTGTATCACTTTGAATAGTAAACGTTTCTGCGCTACTAATAGTTATTTCGTTGTTACTAGCACTTAAAGTTATATTATCACCAGCAACGATAGATTTGAAATATAAAACATTATTTTCTTTAGTATAAAATAATCCTTGACCATTACCTAAATTTTCGACGGTATTCGTAAAAGCGAATCTGCTGTCTAACTCGGTAAAGTTGGTATTTACTTTAGCAAAAGCTTCTCGTAAACTATCACCAGTGCCGTCGTTTGCTACATTACCTATATTAATATTTTGCATGGCCATAATATTATCCTATTTTCTTTATATGCATAATTGCCTGACCTATCCAGTAACTTGCACCTTGGTCACTGTCTAGTGAGTATCTAATCCAATTATTTGCAGGATCGGCATCTTCGAATGTTACAATAATATGATCGTTACAGCTTAGTCCATTTACATTAAAACTACCTGTGCCGGGACTATATACACTCATACTGCTAAATGCACCAGTGCTTACATTCCAACCATGTATTCTAATACCTTCTGTAGTTGTTCTTTCGTATAATTCAGGTGAAATATGAAATTCATATGTACTGTTTTGTTCAAAACCTGAGAATCTATCTACATTAAATGTAATACCAGTTAATGTAGGGTCCCGGTCTGCACTATCTGGCGATAAGCCAAATGTGTTAGCAGCATTTGCAAATGTGCATTCGTACCATGTGCCTACAGTTTTACCTATATATTCGCTATTAGGCGTGTTAGGTGGTTGTGATTGTGTAAATATGAACTTAGTATGCGGTTGCGCAATAGTGCCATCTATAACACTTGCAGGAATACTTCCATTTACACCATCTACAAGCAGTGTTGAATCGTCTGCAAATACACTTCCTTTTAAATCGTTAGATATGACTGGAGCTAAACTAAAACTTAGTGCAAATGCAGATGCTTCTACATTTATTTGTCCTGTTGTTCCTAAAACTGTAAAAGTGTCTACAGCTAAATCTACAGAGCCTAAGCCTATATTACCGGCAGTTTGTAACACACCACTGCTAGTTATTCCAGTTAATCCACTGCCGTCGCCTACAAATGCATTAGCAGTAACAGTACCAGATAAATGTGCATCTGCAAATTTTTGCGACGAACTGCCTAAATCCCATTGGCTATCTTGCACAGGAATAACATCACCACGAATAGTGTTATTAAGATTAATAGCACTCAACACACTGTCTACTAATGGCGTACTGTCGTCACCAAAAACTGAACCTTTAAGGTCACCGGTATTGTTAACGTCAACTGTAATCACACCATTTTGTAGATCACTTGCTTTTAAATACCCGCTATCATTGACTAGTGTACTTATGTTTGCTCCTACACTGAGAGCATCTACTATTCCAAAACCTGCTATAGTAGTAGGTTTGTTATTAATTTGTGGCCAATTTACGCTAGATATAAAGTTAGAGTCATTGTTAAGACTACTAATATTTGACCCAGTAGTAATGAAATTTGCATCATTGGTAAAAGCACTTAAACCTGTAGGTTTGTTGATTAAATCGTTATAATCACCTGAAGTAGCAATTGATTGAACTTCGGCGCCATTGATAGTTATACTATCAATAGTAATACTGCCAGCTGAAATTGCACCTGATGCTGTTACATTTTCAACTCCAACAATGTCACTACCTGTCAAGTTTAAATTATCACCTGAAGGTAGTTCTTTAATTTTATTAGAATCAAATGTGTCTACTATTAAAGGATATCTATTGGTCATACTGCTTCTCTTTTATGTATTTATTTTATTTTCCAACCAGCACTTCAACAGTACCTTTGTCGTCATCTAGTTTTTCGCTAATTGCTTTACCTATAACGCTGCCTAGTTTCGGATCATTATCTACAATCGCATATCCCGGAACAGCGCTGGAAACTAACATATCGCCTTTGTTTACTTTGCCTATTACTTTTACAGGCACACGTCCTACAAGAGCAACACAAGTAGCGTTACCTTCGCAGTCTTGATTCATTGTAAACGCTGCTGTGTTAGACACTACACCTGCTACTCGGGTAGATTTGTATTCAGTTGACCCTGTAACTTCTTTTTCGCCACCGAATACTAGTACAGTACCAACCTCATATATATGGTCAGCTTCGTAGTATTCTGCAATATCAGCATATGTAGCTTCGAATCTTGACCCAGTTGTTAAGCTCCAGTTGCCTGTAATAGTACCGGCTGTGCTACTATTGCCTGTGGTAATAGCAGTAGTTGTTAATGACCCTGTAACTTCTAAACCTGAGTCATTCACTTCAGTACGAACAACACCGTTAGTAACGTTGATAATCACATCAGAAGCAGATTGAGCAAAGCCGCCGCCGGTTCCTAAGCCAATACCAGTGCCGCTTGCGCCTTTCTCAGTAGCAGCTTCTAAGAAGTTTGTGTAAATCCAAGTAGCTGCTAGTTTGCTTGTACTTGTGCTGTAGCTACTAGCATCTTGGAATGTGCTGTTATTGACATTTGCAATATCGCCTACCTTAATTCCACCTGTTGTTTCTAATACCGGGTTACTTGCGCCTTCACCTTGAATAAGTACGCCGCCGCCTGGAGTTTTAACAATAGTATCAGAGCCGCTAGTATCAAGAATTTGGTTACCATCTATTTGGTAAGCTGTAGCATCGATTTCGCCAGTTGCAGTTCTTTTTACTACTGCATTATTTTGGGTAGAACTTGTAAGCTGACTAGTTCCATAAGTACTTGCATTTATTTTTGTAAGTAAAGTTGTGCCGGCAGTGCTTGAAATGTCAGATGCAAAATCTGTTGCTAACAACACACTTGCGTTACTTAATAGAGTTGACACTGGAATAGCAGAAGGATCGCCAGTTCCACTAGCAGTTCTACCGTATACTGTATCTTGTGCTATATCTGGTAATTCATCAAACGAAATACCATTCAGTTTTATTGATACTTCACCATTTGTAACATCAAAGTTTGTAGAATCAAACTGGGCAATGCCTTTTGCACTAGTAGTTGCTAAGAAGGATGCTAAGTCTAATTTGTTAGGGTCTATATTTGCAGTGCCTGATACATCTGCATTTACAATTACGCCCGGACTTATTGATGCTGTGATATCATTTCCAGTTACACTTACTGATATATCACCTGCTAGTGTGCCATCTACCCAATTAGTACCGTTATAAATTAATAAATCATTAGCAGCAAGATTAACACTTATGCTTGTATCATCTAATTCAGATAATTCGTCTTGAGCGTCTAATCTAGTATTTAAGTAACCAACATTCACAGCTAGGTCATCTGTAGGACTTCCTGGTACTGTTAAGTTATCTATATAGAAAGAACCCATATCTAAATTGTTTTTCATGGCGGTTGATGATTCACCTGATTGTCCGCTTAAGCTAAGAACTCCGGGACCAATCAAACTTATGCCTGCGGTTAAGCCGTTTTCGTCAAACCCTAATCGTCTATCTATGTATTCAGCAATTGCTTTTTCTGTTGGCACTACATTAGAGTCACGGCCGCTTAGTGAGTTATCAGTTGAAAATTCACTCACTGTAGTACCTGATTGGAAACCAAGACTAGTCGCATCAGCAATACCAATACCGCCTGTAATAGTTGTAGCGCCAGTAGCTTGATCTATATTAAAGTTTTTACCTACACGGAATGTTCCATATTGATCTGAACTTGACCAGAATACCTTACCTTTACCTTTTTGCCAAACTTCAGCATTTGTGGCACTTGGAGAATTTGTAAAAGATAATGATTCACTAGTTTCAATAGGATCACCTAATATGCTATTAGGAAAATTACTTGCATTAAAACTGCCTTTGCCTACATTGTCAAAGCTGGTATTTGATGCTCGCACAATACTAGTTTTTTCGATAATTTCTGCCCCGCTGGCTGCTTTCAAGCCGGCATATAGTATACCAGGTGACTCTGTATTAATCGAGTCAGCAAGACCTGTTCCGCCTATTCCGCTAATATCAGCGCCGTCTTCTGTAAAGTCTATTCTTGCATAATTTGGATTTACTGCTGGTATATTTGTGTAGGCAGTAATTCGATGAGTTCTGCCGGCCCATACAAATACTGTTCCTACAATACGTGCTTCGTCTGATGTAGTCAAAGGTTCTATTGCTAAACTAGTATCGCCTAATGTTAAACCTGCTGTACCGGATGGCGATCCAGCTTCTGTTACATATTGAATACTAGGAACTAATTCTATATAATCAAACGGATCATTAAATGTAAGTTTTAATTCGTCTGACTGTAGTGCATTACCGTAATTGTCAGAAGTATCTATGTTTGTTAGGCCATACGAAATATCATTAGACTCGGCAAAAGTTAATGTTGTATTAGGACGAGTGTTTATATTTTGATCAGCTACATTATCAAAAATAAATTGGGTGCTGTCGCGTAATTCTACAATTTGATTATCTACTATGTCAGTTTGTAAGGTACTAAAAAAGTTGTTTGTAACATTTTCATCTGCGGTAAATGTTACGCTATATACAGGCACAGTACCACTAGTTCCAGCCCTAGTAGAACCGGTATCAACAACACTTCGAATTTTATACTCTAAGTTTTGTGTTTCTGGATTTGTATTTGTACTATCACTAGCATTAGGGTATGTTGGAATTTTTAGTATACTACCTAGCTTTGGAGGAGTAGCAAGATCATAAATTTCAATTACTGCGGTGCCGCTTGCTGCGGTAAAAGTACCGTTTACTTTTGCAGGTTGCACCATAGTATCTAAAAGTGTTACATCGTCCGGAATGACGTTTGGATCAGAGCCTTCGGCTACTAAACCAAAGCTACCAAAGCGTATAGCAGAATTTTGCACTTTTACTGATCCGCCTGAATCAGCATAAAAACCTGCTCTAGTATAAGTAGCATCTGTATTAACTGCATTAGCTTCTGCACCGTTTGCAGTAATAATGCCGTAGCCTAAATCATTAACTTGTGAGAAGTTATCAACTATTACAGATCTAGAACCGCCCATCTGTAAGTAAGCGTCTTGCGGGGTCGATCCGTTATATCCATTAGCACTATTACTCTGGGCATCTATATAAAATATGGCCTTACCTAATCCTTGATCATAGTTACTAAACGCATTCACTTGATATCTGACACCGCTTACGTAAAAAACGCTAGGTACTTGTGGTTGTCTTAATCTAAGTCCTGTTCCTGCTGCACTTTCAACCTCTATAATAAATGCAGATAGCGGAGTTGATCCTGTATCAGCAGACGACGTGCCTGAATTTGCAATTATTGATAGAGGAATATTTCCTGCATATCCATCTATAAAAATGCCACCAGCAAACACTTTAGCATTTGTGCTTCGACTTATACTAGACGAGTTTGCAATTACTGGCGACTTAGTAATAATTTGACCATCTGGGTCAATTACCCCTACAAACCCGCCGTGTTCTTGCACAGTAATATTTTCTATAGTTGAACCATCGTTTAGTAAGAACACATCGAGATTTCTGTTGTCCTTTGGCGCATTGTAACTACCGTCAAAAACAAAATTAATTTTAGCAATAAGATTTTGTACAATTGTGTCAGTACCGTCTTCAGCTATACCAAAACTTAAATTAGGATCAACAATGTTTGTTACTGTAGCGCTGCCAGCTAGATAATTACTATATGTACCTGCAATATCACCACTAGGTGCAACAGGTTGCACTTCAGGGGACACAGTACCAAACATTAAATTTAACATTAGATAGATGTTATCGTTTGCTGCTTCGATAGCTATCTTAGTACTAGGGTCAGTTTCGGTTACAAATAAATCTTGTATTTCTATTGACTTTTTATCATTGCCAGTTTCAAGGTCAGATACTAATGCATCAATTAATTTACTGTAATTTTGTCTATATATAGTTTCGTCATATGTTACACTACTATGTTCGGTATTTAAAAAATGAATAGTTTCTTCAATCAGATAGTCTTTGTTTTCTAGTGTTATGTTTGCTGCTGTTACAAAACCGCCTGCATTAACAACAGCAGCACCAATGTTTTTAAGCGCCGTAGGATCATTTAGATAATGATATCCTATTTTTCCTTTAGGGTTTCCAGATTGATCGTTAAGGACTGCACCACCGGCTGTTAATGTATTTCCATCTATAGAATCGTCTCTATAAAAATAAACAGTCGTGTGCTCACTTTGCGATGTTCTAGGTTTAGGCTTAACAAGTGTTCTGCGTAGTTCATCTCCTATTATTGAAGTGTTTATGGGCAATTTTATGGGCAAATCTTCTTCGTATGTGCCGCTTTCTACAACTATAGTTACCTGCTTCTCTCTAGTTAGATAACCAAAGTCTACTTCTTCACCTTCAAGGAATTCGATAGGTAATAGTAAATTTACAGTAAAGTCAGTTGATGTAATTGTGTTTTCAACTTCTACAATTTGTGCAAGTGCACCGCTTGTTTTTCCTTTAACTAATTTACTAGGCAAGGCATCTAAGTTAGCAGAACCTGTTTGATCTAGTTGGCTACTATTGTTAACCATAGATAAATTGTATGTGTTACCATAGAAAATATCCTGCCCGCTATCTGGTCCGTTAGTCCAAATGTTAATTACAAGGTCACGTAATGTAGCTAATTGTGGAGGAGTTGATACAGTGTTATTGCTTGTATCTTGTTCATAATACTGTTGATATCTTAGAGATATTGTGCCTGCACTTGCATAAGCAGTATAACCACTATTGTCAAACAAAATTGTTAAAGCAGGATCACTATATAATTCAAATTGTGTAGCATCGCCTGTAGTTTTTATGTACGCAAATTGCTCATTAATTTGTGTCATACCAATTACATTTGTAAACTTAACAATGTTTCCATTTGATAAACCGTGATTTGTTGTAGTTGTAACAACAGCAGGTACAACACCATCTGTTTGTGTAATATTTGATACTGTTTTTTCTTGTAATCCTGTATTTGTAAAAATGCTTTCGTCTATAAATGTGTAAAGTTGATTTACCACTGCTACATTTTGAGACAGGTGTTGTTTAATTTTTTCTCTATCACGGTTAGTTGAATAAAACTTTTGTGCAAATCTTTTAGTAATAGAATTTGCAGAACTACCTTTGTTCAAATCAAATCTTATACTATCAATTAAGTTACCATAATCATTATCAAATTCTTTTATAGTAAAATGAGCGTCGTCTGCATAATCCGGGTATGTAAATTTCAACCAGCCAAATATTTCTGCTAATAGGTATTGTTTATTAGCATTTAGTTGATTATTAGCATCTACTTGTTGTGGTGAATTAAGTGCAGAAACAGATCTTACGGTACTCGGTGTACCATTTGTATGTGTTAGTGTCTGTACATATGGTCCTAGTGATTCTTGGGAATAAGTAACTAGCTCATTTGCTAGATTTGCCGCGGCATTTATTGTTCTATAAGAATAAGTTGCACTTGTACCTTCGTTGCCTGCAGGTGCTACAGTCTGATTATCATCGCCGCTTAAACTTACATATAAAATGCTTTCGCTTGGCCTAGCAGAATTATCTACATAATACTTTGTTGCCGCTTGTAATTGCTCGTCGCCCTGTGCTTGGCCGGCTAGGCCGCCTGGGTGATCCTGAAGGATAAGTGTACCTGCCATTTTGTCACCTTGACGCCGGACTACACTATTTCTAGGTAATGGTTCATTAGATAACCAAAATCCTTGCAATGAGCTATCATAAGCTGTATCAGATAAACTATGAGAATCAGTGCTAGCAATTGTAGAATTATTTAAAACAATCTTATTTGTATTGTTTATTGCATCATCTTTAGTTGGGTGTAAAGAAAGTTCATTTACAGTTACATATCTAACATAGTATGTAGTGTTGTTGGTTAACGATACATTAGGTGTTTCCTCCACACTATATTGCCAACTTTTTCCATTTTGTTGACTTGTTAACCCGTGGTTAGTAATTTCAACATTATTGTTGGTATAAGAATTTATAGTTAAGGTATACGAATTTGCATTTGCGGGTTCTGTGCTTAGTTGAACAGGAACACTCGACGATAGATAATTTTTGTCAGCGTAATTTTTATCTATTACTAGGTCTGAAATAGTATAAGTCGGATTACCAGGAATTGCTGACAATGCATCAGCAGCAGCGTCTGTGACTGTTACTCCACCTATTGCAAAGTTAGCAGCATTTAAATGATTACCTAGAGTTGGACTTTCGTCATCAACAAGAGACCCGAACGCCTGGGTAAGTATTATTTTACCAGTTGCTCCGTCAAATACAACATTGATACTATCAGCAGTATTAGGATCTAGAAAACTGTTGGAAACAATATCAGTTTGTATGACCCCAGTGCCGCTAGGATTAGTTACTAATAATTTACTAGCTTCGAATGAATCAGGAAAATCATCTAAATTAGTAATACTAATTTGGCCACCTAAGCCAAATATTGCATATAATTCTTTAAAGTTTTCGTTTGTTTTGCGAAAACTTTCTCTAATGCTATCACCTGTACCGTCGTTTCCCTCAATACCTATGTCTACTATTTGTCTTGACATTGTTGTCTCCGATTAAATTTGTATTTCGTCTAAATCAAAATCTACGCTTGTTCCACATCCGCATGCTGATTTTGCATTGGGATTTGTAATTTTGAACATTTGGCCAAATATTTCAGTTTCATAATCAATTTCTGTACCGACTAAAAACATAATACTTGTTGGATCTACAACAAGTTTACCATTATTGGATTCTATTATTTCGCTACCTTGTTCAATTTTATTATTTTCTATTACATCCCATTTATATTCAAAACCAGCACACCCTCCGCCTTTTATACTAAGGCTTACTGACTTATTGTTTTGGCTTAATTCGTCAATTTTTTTCTTAGCATTATCTGTAAGAGACAGAATTGTCATGTATAGATTTCCTTGTTACTGTATTTATTTGATTTTGTAAATTGTTGGTATCGCGAGTTAGCTTACGCATTTGATTTTGCATTTCTTTTATTATTCTTGCTTGGTCTGCAACTTTTTGTTCAAGCGTTTCAACATATCTTTGCGAGGCAACTGATTGCTCACTGCCGTCTTCTGCTATCAAAGTGTAACTATTCATTCCGTGGGCTCTTAAACCGCCCATCACTCGATTAGGATTTTTATTCGATGATGTGGTTTTAGTACCATACATAGTGGTTAAAAATGAGGATTGCATTGTTTTTCCTTTTGCGTGTATAGTATTTATTTGCGCTAAATACTGTATGTTTAAAACTTTATTCTCAATCGTAACCGCATTTATACTGTCATTAGTCTTTGCCAAACCAGCTTATACAGAAACAATTGAAGAAGCTAAAATGCTTGAACTTATCAATTGGATTATAGACGAATCTGCTATCTACGAATATAACGACGAGCCACTGCCAAAAATTGTTTATGCTACACAAGAGCAATTAGGTGCTTACTTCTACGGCTTAGATACTTACTTAGAAAATGAAGACACCTTGTTTCCTATAGAAGGCATTTTTAGAAGTGCTGACGAAGGCACTATATTTTTGTTAGACGATTTTGATTGGGAAAGTGGGTCTACAATGGATATTGTAGTACATGAACTTGTGCATTATCTGCAATATATTAATGGTCGTACATTTTCGTGTAGCGTGGCAGGCGAAATAGATGCATATAAGTTTCAATCAATTTGGCTAATGAAAAACCCAATTCCTAATAGACAAGAACCTACTTTTTTAACTGCTGTTTATATAATAGAAACTTGCATAGCAGAAACTTTGAGAAATTCTAATTTAGATGAAACTCCACCTAAATAAGCGCAACAAGATCCTCAACAGCTAGATTTTTCATCTTGCTCTCGCACATGATATCTGCGTGTTCTAAGAAGGTTAATGCCCATTTATTGCACGCAGTATTTTTGTAATAATCACTGTGTGCACGAAGCTTTTGTTTTTTGTAGCCTTGCTCCATAAGCACTTGTAAATCAGGCAGCGTGTTTGTATCGACAGACTCTATGTATTCTTCGCGGCTTACACTGTAATGAATAGCAGGACGCACACCACGCCAACTATCGAACACACGTTTTACCCGGTCGTCGTTAGCTTGAATGTATTCACCGTTACTGCGAATGTAATGATGGTGAATGTCAAGCACAAGTGCGACATGTTTTTCAAGTTCTAGTGAAGCGTCAAGGCCCCAAGAGTTCTCGTCGTTCTCGATAGTAATACAGTTTCTAGCTTCGGGCGACAATCGAGGCAGTACTTTGATAATACCTTCGGGACCTTGCCGACCGGAGATGTGTACGTTGCATTTGAAGTCTTGCCACTGTTGACCATATCCCATCCAACGTGCCATGTTGATATGATACTCAAACTCATCAATGCTGCGATCAACAATGTCAGGATTATCACTAGCAAGCACAGTAAACTGACCGGGGTGCATAGACAAACGTACATCAAACTTGCGAGCAAGTTCACCTACCTTAGCAAACTTACGCTCACAGTAGGCAACCACGTCGGGCTTCTGCCAGTAGTAGCGCCAATCGTCTTGCGTGTATACAGGCAAGCAATCACTGCCAAGGCGTACCATGCGATACACAGGAGCACGATGACCTACATACCAAATCAAGTTGTAGTAAGATTGAATGTTGTGGACCATGATGTCCCACAGACGCTGTTCAGCTACTTCGCGAGTCTGCCGATTAAGCCACGCAACAGTTGTGGACTTGGTATTGAAAGGACGCTGAATTTCTTCAAGCTCTTTCTTCTTAAGCGATTGATTAGAGTGCACGTACTTACATGCAAAACCTATACGTTGTTTGGTGTTGTCGAACATAATTATATACTACACTGGTTCAGCAGCAAGAGCAAGAAAAGTTTTCTCTTTGCCGGTTATTTCGTATGAGCGATGCCCGCCGGCGATAACCTGAACACTTTCTCTATCTTTAATACAAATCCATCGATCAAAGTTAGTATAATGTATGAGAATCTTATTGGAATCTAAGATTCTCATAAATTTTTCGTGACTGACACGCTTCTTCTGTACATTCTCCAGCGCCTCTTTAGTAATATACTCATCGTCGTCTATGTTATCTTTGTGAACCATAAGGGTAGTTGTTTCAGCCTGCACACGACCATCACAAATGAAGTAGTATACCTTTAAAGTAACCCGGTTCCAGGGTCGAATGCGCGGAAAGTAGATATCTGTCATTACACAAGTGTATCCTCGTAATGGTCAAGCCGCTTGTTAGTTACAGTATACCAAAAACTATCACCTTTTTTCTCAACAGCTTTCACACCGGCTTCATCAGCTAACTCTTTTGAAGAGAAAACGCCCACTAGTTTTTGCCAATAGCCAGCGGGCGGTTTTTTGTAAATTATAGTAACGTAAGTTTGAATTTATGCCTCCATTACATAAGCCATGTCCCATCCCCAATTAGCATTACGCTGCGGGATGTCAACATCGGCAATGTTAGTTTCTTCGTTAAGGGAAACAACGGAAATTTCCATACATGCTTCGTTACGGAGCTTTTCAATTGCTTCAGCTACGTTACTAGCTTGAACTGTTGCTACCAGCTCAGTCTCTTGTGTCAGCTGTTCTAAGTCAAAGTAGGGTGCACCAACAGGGCGAGTAAGTTCAAACGTTTTCATAATATATTCCTTACGCTGCGACTTTTTCAGGGAGCATTTCGAAGCCAAAGGTATCGACTACGAAAGCAAAATCGTTTTCGTCTACGATGACGTCGCCAACGGAGACGGAGGAGAAGGTACCGTGTACTTGAATATCTTTGAGATGATCGTGAGCAAAGTTACCCTTGTAGAATACATCTTCGAGCTTATCACCGTCGATGGTCAGTACGTGATCGTAGTAACCAAGGTCCATAGCCTCAGTAGCGCTCGGAACAACTCTCTCGCCGAACATGTAGGTCTTGAGAATGTGCTTGCGAACTTGCCAGCCTTTATTGACCATGTCGATTTC